CTGCACCTGATAGTGCGCCACCGAGGAACGATTCGCCTACTTGCATTCCGAAATCTTTTGCAACCGTACTTTTAGCCTGCTGCTTTGTTGCACCCTCTTTAATATAATTATTATATTTCAGCGATAATTCAGACATATCACCGTTTATAATTTGGTCGGTTATTGCGTTAGAAATATCTGTAAATGCTTCTTCAGAACCCTCCGTAAATGATTGTTTAAGGGCATCAGTCACAGCATTAAATACACCTGTTCTGCCCGTTGCTTGCAATTTCTTAAATTTATCAAGTGATATTTTTTCAAAAAGTGATTCTGCAATGCCTGCCGCAGTAGCAGTATATACAGCCTTATCTGCGCTTAACCCGCGTTCTGTTGCTTCAACCGCAGTATTTGCGGCTGCGCCGCAACTCATTATTCCAAGGGTAACCGGTTCGGGCAAATACGCTATTGATAGCATATCGGCAACACTTAATCCGGTTTGGTCTAAAAATGATACTACTTTGCCGGCGGTATCATTACCGCTTTTCTTTTTCACATAATTATATAAATTTTTCGTGTTTTCTTCTTGCACTGCATTTCTAAAATTCGTTGCAATAAATCCTGAAGTATTTGTATCCATAGGCCTGTATTCGTCTGATACAGCATTTTTCACACCTTGCTGAATCATATCGGGAACAGCCGCAACTTGCCCTATTTGTGCAGCTACATATGCACCTCTTGAAAGAACCGGGTGTTTATCGGCAAATTCTTTAGCCGAATCCGTTATTTTTTTCGTTTCCTGCTTATTCATATTCTTTGAATATGTATCAATCAGGCTTTCGGCATCATATCCGCGCTTTTTAATTTCTTTAACAGCAGATTTATATGATTTATCGTACATTGTGTAATTTTCGGCCGAGACATTATCACCGAACGCCACCTGTCCGCTTTGCTTGGAACGATTATATTCTTTAAGGGAAATATCAGCTTTTAGTTTGCTTTGATACGCTAAATCAACAAGTTTGCTTATTTCGTTGTTTTTCAAAATTTTATTATTTTCATCTTGCTTCTCATAATAAGCTGATTCTTTAAGATATTGCATTTGAGAATTTTTGCTTTTTCTCTGCATATCGGCAGATTCAACCTTATGCTCTGAAGAAGTTGTATCTTCGCCTGAAAGCTTATCGGTCACATATTCCATTTTTGAAAGAATACTGTTTTTCTTTTGTTCTACACCGTTGATTCTTTCATATTCTTCTTTAAGCTTGTCATATGCTGTTCTTTTTTCCTCTTTGCTTTTTTGCGCAGATTGAAAATTCTTTTTAGCCTGCGAACTTGAAACGCTGTCAAAAGGGTTAATCATATTTAGCACTGATTTCAGCTGCTTGCCGGAGCTTTCGTTAATGCTTTTCTTTTGCTCTTTAGCGTACGCTTTGGTATTTCTTTTATAATCATCATAATAAAGCTTATATGTACCGGCTGATATATTATCTCGGTTTTTTGTTGCGCCCTCATACATTGATTTAGAATACTCATAATTATCCTTTTTCTGCTTTTCTTCATCACGCTTTTTAGCTTTTTTTCTCAACAATTCATAATCAATAGCCATAGTTTTCTCCTTACATAAGATTATAGTGGTCTAAAAGCCATTCTTCTTGTTCATCATTTATTATCTTTTTATCCTTTAAAGATTTAATCACATTTACCCTACCGTAATCAGTTGAGTTACTTCCGATTTGCTGTAACATACCGTTTGGAATTTTCAGCGTTTCCTGCTCTTTCTTCGCCTTTTCATCCAAATCTTTAGGAATTGAGGCAGTATTATCATTAGATTTGGTATCATCGGCAGTAGCAGTATATGAATAGGAACTTCCCTTACTGCTGCCACCTGACCGCCTACCGCGTGAACTTCTACCGCTGCTCTTCGGGGCAGTATATTTATATTGCTTATAAATACCGTCTGCTTGGTACTGAGTAATATTGCCTTTTTTCACCTGATTTTTAAGGTAAGCTTTCATACCTTTGTTGTCCTTCTTATCACGGTAACTATCTGCCTTGTCGGCGGCGATAGAAACATTAACTTCATTCATTGCCCAGTATTCGTCTCGCTTATTTTCTTTCTTTTCTTCTTTGAGCTTATTGTTATTCCAATAGCGTTCATTTTTCGCTTTGGCTTGGTCATTCATAGCGTTTTGCTCATTCCAATATTGTTTGTACCAAAAATCTGTATTATCAGCATAATTATTAACAGCATTAGCATTTTCTTGATTTGACCTTCCTGCTGCCGAATTCACAATATCCGCCCATGCATTTTTCCTATTCAAATTACTGTTTTCAGCGTTTTGATAGCCTTCTATTGCAGCTTCATAATTTGTCAAATCCTTTTGTCTTAAAGCATCATATTCATTTTGCGCCATTTGGTAATAAGACGGAAGCACGCTATCTGCATTTGCCTGATATGCATTATCAGTTTGCATTGCGACCTGCGGCGAGTATGTAGAGCCGTAACCGGCAGTCAATTCATTTGCCGCCTGCTGTGTTGCCGCCATAGATAAACCGCCAAGTTGCTGATACATTTTTGCATATTGCTGATATGCTTTGTCATTTGCCTTGTCATATTCCCAAGACTTGGCATTTGCAATTTTGTTATACATATCATTCATTTTTTGTGCATAACCGTTTACATTATTTTCAGGTTGCGAATATGCTAACTGTTGTGCAATTTCACGCTGCTGTTTTTGGGCTTCGCTTTCTACATAAGGATTGTTATATTGTTGATATTTGTTTTTTGTATTATTTGAAATTGCCATACTTATCCCTACTTTCCGTTTGCGCCTTTTTTCTTGATTGCTTCAAGAGCGTTATTATTTCTCGCTGTTTCGTTAAGAGCATTAGCAGTGGCAATTGCATTGTTGTTGTATTCATTAGCCCAATTAACCTGACTCTGTGCATTGTTAACTCTTGATTGTGCAGCATTTCGATTATCGCTCCATAAACTATATTGATTGTTATAATCGTCTTTATAAGCATTGTTAAATACGCTGTAAGCATTATTTGCGGTATTTAATTTATTGTAATAACTGCTTTCTTCAGCTTGCTTTTGATTATTAACAAGATTATATCTATTCTGAAGTTGATTGTACTCGTTTTGCCAATTTGTAAGAGCGTTAGAGCGAAGTTCAATAGCCTTATCACTCAAACCGCCGATTACATTGTTGTATGCCTGCTGCGCAGATTGCTGCGCATAACTGTTGTTGTATCCACCGGTTTTTGCGGCAGCGCCGGCAAGCTGATTTTTCATAGCACTGTTACCGCTTGCCATATACTGCTGTTTATATATTTGGAAAAGCTGGTCTTTCTCTTGGTCGTAACTAAAATCGCCGTAATTCATCATTTGGTTATACAAATCATCAACCGTGGTTTGAAGCTTTTGCTGTGAAGCGTCAAAGTTTGCTTTTCCCTGTCCGCTAAATAAATCATTCCACTGGCTAAATGCATTATCAGCTTGCGACTTATATCCGGATGTATCGTTGTAGTTGAATTTCCCTATCGAAGCCAACTCATTGTTCGCCTGCGCAAGCTCATTGTTATATCCGGTAACATCAATTGTATTAGCTTTATATGTAGTTGCCGAAGCTTTACTTTTGCCGCTGCTGCTCTTTTTGCTGCTCTTTTTGCTGCTGCTTTTTTTCTTTGCCATAATCTCGTCCCTTTTATATTTCAAATTCTTTAGTAGTTGAATCACTGAATTTCACAGTGATTAAATGTGGCGTAACCGTTATATCTGTCACATACTTTTTTTCTTCTGTATTGCCTCTGTTACTGTCGATATACTTTTGAAGCTTAATGACAAGCTGTTCAATATAATTAACTACATAAGGCAAATTCCCTGTTGCACTCATTTTACTTATAATAGGCAATTTCATAACTCGCCACCTACTTCCAAACACTTTGTAAGAGAGTAAATTTTACATTCACCCTCACCTTCAATTTTCAATTTCATATGGTCGCAGCGCTGTGGCCTTATAGGGAAAATAAACGAATTCACTCCTCGCCCGATTATTTCTCTGCCGCAACTTTGCCATTTACCGTTACTGTTATATTGAATATATATCCTTGCCTTTGCTCCCTGGGCCAAATACATTCTCAATTGTAATCTCGAAATGTATTTTTGATTTGGATATGAATATCCGTATATTCCTGTTTCAGCACTCCAACTTACATTATCTTCTTTAACCTCATAATCATTATCTGCATCAATAATTTTTACTTTTGTATCGGTAACATAATAAAGGGTGTTTCCGTCATTTAAAAATCGAATAATTCTGTCTTCTGCTTCTTTAGTCCACATACCCTTCTTGGTATCGTAACAAAACAGCTCATATTTATTTGTTTTGCAATTTTGCATTGAAACATAATACTTATTACCCCACGCACCTGCCACTGCATTTTTATATTTTTCTCTGCCAAGCGCCGATGAAATAACAGTAGTACTTCCGTCATATGCAATAATTCCGTAAACGCTCTTGTAATACAGCACATTATCAATAATCGCAAAACTTCTTTCACTGCCTTTTTCAACACCTTTAAAATTGTTCACTTCCGTATACGAAAACTCACTCGGTGCCGAACCGTACACAATATAAAGCGTATCTTCTTTGAATATAAGAATATTACCGAGAAAATTGACAATTCCTGTAAATTCGCCGTCACTGCCTACATTTGCACTCCAGCTGTCGCTGTTAAGCCCTGAATAATCATAATAATTTGTATAATCACCGAGTGCGGAAGCGTAAATTTCGTGGCCGTCTTTTTGGCACAGCCATACTCTGTTACCGCATAATGCACCAAATGGTTGCACATCGGGGAACTTCTTTTCAAATGTAATTTCATACTCATTTTCCGAATTACCAAAACCTGTTATCCAACTGTTTTCACTTTCCTCATAGTTAATTAACACCGCAGATAAATCAATGAAATTATTACCGACTTTTTGAATTCTGTAACTGTTACTTTTTAAGCTGCCTGTTGCATTATCGTATTCAAACATACCTTTCTTAAATTTGGTTAAATCGGTAATCTGTCCTTCTCCCAGCTTCAGCGACACCTCAACATTGTCGCCTTTGCTGAATTTTTCAAATTTACCTTCGTCATAAAAAGTAAAATTAACATATGTCGATATGTCGCTCCACAATACACTGTTATCTGCTAATTTCACTTTTTTCTGTACAACACCGTTAACAATTCTGTAATTGCTGGCGGAATTGAGGGTAAAAAAGCCTGCATTAAATGTATTTTCATCACCGTCGCAGGTATAAATGAAGCTGTTCACGCCGTCGCCTTTTTTAGAAGTAAATGTTTCTTTGTATGCTATTTTTTTTGTTTCGCCGGATTTAGTATCAATAATCACACCGTCAGGAACTACAAGGATTTTAGTGCCGCATTTTATCATTGCTTTTTTGTCGTTATAATCTGATTGTTTTAATACTTCAACATTCTTTAATGTATTCAAATTCGCTATGAGCGCTGATGTCATTGCTATTTGGGTTTTGATTGGGTGATTCTGTTGCTGAATCACCCAATCATGTTTAAGTTTCGAAAAACTAATTAAAAAAGCATTTTTATTTACATTAGGCCTATCTATATAAGCAGCACCCCAGCCGTTCAATCCTGCAAATTCTGCTATCGTAACTAAATTTCTATCGGTTAATAAGCATTCATAAAAATTACTTGAAAGTTCAATCAATACTTTTTTATCATAAATATCCCAATTAGACGGTGTCAATTCTTCCCAAGTCAAACAGTCTTTTCTAAAATAAAGTTCAATAGCCCATATATGCGGTTGTATATAATCATTTGTGCCAATATAACTTCCGTTATTATCAAAATATACGGCTTTACAAATATTACGATTATTAGACCTAATAAGAACCGAACACCAATATACTCTTTCACTTGCATTATGAACTTTGCCTTCATAGTCAGAATAGTAGTAAAAAGCCGAATTTTTTTTCTCTATAAAAGCACCTTGGTATTCTTTGTAATATTCATTTATAATTCTTTGAACATACGGAACAAGTTCTTCTTCGTTTTCTGCTATACTTTTATTTTTTTCTTCTTCAAATAAACAAAGTAATTTTTCAGACATATCCACTATTTGCATTTCGGCATATGACCGACATTCGTAATCTATATGTTGAAAGCACCACGGCTCTAAATGTATCTTACCAAAATCACTTTCCTTATACGGTTCATCAAATTTATGAATTTTATGGTCAAGTTTTTTATCTAAACCTGTTGTGTAAAAATAATGTTTTGTTTCTTTTTCAGATTCATCATTATATACATCAAGCAATGCTTGGGCGGCACTTTTCCAATCTGCAAACTTTCCTAAATACTGTGCCTTGCCGCATATTTCTTTCTCTAATTCTTCTTCTTTTAACTGCCAAGCAGCGCTGTTTTGACTTACATACCATTTTTTATAATATTTGTCCTGAAATTGCTGAAGCACTGTACAATCTTGAAATTTCCGATTTGTATCCGGCTGTGTGCCGCAAAAAACATCACTGTAATATATTTTTATAGTTTTTTCTTTTTTGGCTATAAGCATGGGGAAAGTCCAATCGCCAACTGTTACAACTGCACCTAATGCAATGTCATCATTTTCTGCGAACTCACATGTTCGATATTCGTACCACCGCCCATTTATATTGCAAATAGGCTCACCTCTGCCAACAAAGCACCATTTGTTCTGAAACGCTCTTAATAAATGTTCGTTGCTCATTATTGTGCCGGTAATTCTTTCTTCGCCCAGGGATATGAGGCTATCGTTTGTATCTCTAACCACCTGACCGCTAATCTTTGTGTCATTGTTATTTGCCGTACAATTTTGCAACAGCGATACATTTTCGTTAATAATAACTGCATCATTTGCATTAACTGAAGTTTTCAAAGTCACTTCGCCGCTTTTAATTGTATTAGAATAATTACTGCTCACTATGCCACGCTTATTTCTTACGCTTGCAACCGGGTAATCGTCAAGCGTCATATTTTTCATGTCATACCAAGCACCATTTTGCGTTCGTTCATTATGGTCTATACCCTTAAATTCTTCAATATTTTCCTTTGCCACATTATATATGTTAAGTGATTTTGGAAGTTTGCTCATTTTTTCACTCTCCTAAAGTCTGTAACCGTGCGTTCCTACGGGCCTGTGATTACGATTATAATAAGAAAAATAATTATCATAATAAGTTTGAAACATTGTCATAGCGTTATTCATTCTGTCAATTTCACCGTTGGCATAGTGAACGCTCTTTTCGAGCCAAAATCTATATAGTTCACTGTATTCCAAATCTACTATCATTTGTGTGTTTATATCTGTATCGGTTGTAAAACCGTGAAATGCAATTTCATCCGCATCTTTATGCGTTAGTATAATATCGTTGTATATTTGTGATTCGATTTCGTTTAGCCACCGTATCTTTTCCTCGTCTGAATACTGATTAGGCACTTGATTGTCAAAATAGCTTAATACCTCGCTAATTGTAGTTTTCATATTTCTTTCACCTCAAATAGCAAAGGGCAAGGATTGCTCCCTGCCCTTTAATAATTTCAACAAAGAGTTAGTTAAAGAGATACTTCTTTATCGCCCTCGTTTTCTCTGATATATGATTCTTCTTTTTCCCTCAGCTTCAAGCTCATAAGCAGACGGTCAGCAAACTTTTTCTTGATTTTGCACACCTTACCGCGCGGTACGAACATAGCCACACCGTTCACGGCAACATATTCGCCCCTTGGGTCATCATTCGGCCCGAGATACCTTGGTATTTCAACGGTAGTCATTTCTTCGCCTTCAGGGTTGTCCTGAATGTAGTCAGGCTCTTTTTCGTAACTTGCTTGCTGTTCATTAAGCTTTTCTGTCAGAATTGCATCAAGTTCTTCCTGCGTATATGTTCTTTCAGCTGTTTTTTCAACAGCTGTGGTTTCATCAACTGTTACATTTTCATCAACTGTTACATTTTCATCAACTGCCGCATTTTCAGCGACTGTATTTTTTCTTGCCATAATTTCACGCTCCTTAATTAGTTAGCTTCGTCATCATCAGCAAATTCTTCCGATACCGTTTCAATGCTGATAAGTCGTGTAGGATATAGTACCGCTGATGCAGTGCTGAATTTAAAGCCGACTGAACCGCGCTGTTCAAGTGGGTCACTTGCGCCGGATGAACCTACCTGCTTAACAATCATTTTAAGTCCTGCACCGTCCGGCTTTACTACGCCCCAGGCATCCTTACCAAATATAAGAGTTGAATAAACACTAAAGCCGGTTGGGCAATTATCTGTGTATACCTTTGCATTATCTGTTTCAACAAATCGTGTACCGTGTAATTCACCGATTTCACCGTTAAATAACTCTTTTGTTGCAGAATATTTATGCGCATCAACCCAGCCTTCGCTTTCGCGCAAATCAAAAGCCGGTACCGGATGAACAATGCCGATATATGAATTGTCATATTTAGGTGCTTTGTTCTTCTTAAGAATTGTAACCGCTTTATTGATAACTCTTGGTGAAAGCTGGCAAGTCTTGTCTAATTCTGTTCTTGAAGTAACAGCGGTACCGTTACTCTTGCGTGGGAAAAGTACATTCTTAACAGCTTCAGTCATAATGGCATTTCGGGTAACAATGTCGTAAGTCTGTGAACCCAGCTCACCGAAAAGTTCGGTTGCGCCGCCGATAACATCATCAAGATGTGCAAGTTTAAGTACATCTGTTACATAAGCATATCTACCGTATTGATGAACTTCGGCTTCGATACTTGTTTGACCGAGCTTATCACCGGTAGGTGTTACACCTTCAACAAGCGGGGTGGTAGAAACCTTAAAGTCATTCCATTTACGCCACTGTGCCTTTTTACCGTTGTGCTTCGGTAATGGTGCTTGCTTGCCGAATTGTGCAAAATATGTAGCACTTGCCACTTCTTTATGAAGTAATGCTTCATAATATGTTGTCATACCCGGTGATAATCCGCTGTCACCGGTCGTGTTGAGTACATCGTCAAAAAGCTGAGGATGATATTTTTTAGTGCTGTTATAAGCACTTGAAAGTGATTTAAAAATTTTCATAATTGCTCCTTTAATTTAAGCAGGAGCGAATTAAATTATCAGTCCGACAAAAATTTCATAAAATTATTTTCATCAATTGCTTCGCCCTTGCTTGCTGCATCCATTAGTTGTTTTAATTGTTTTTGGCTTAACTTATCAAAAGTCAAACCTTGATAATTGGTGGCCTGCTGCTGCGAAGTTCCGTTTTCAACTGGTCTTCGTGCATTAGCTTTCATTGTGTCGGCAATATCCTGCTTGCTTTGGTTATATGCGTAATTCATTGCCCCACTCATCAGTTCGTCACGATGAATAAATTCATACGCATCTTTAACGCTCATGCCGAAATTAAGCCATTTTCTGAATTCAGGATTTTCACTTTCCTGCTCAAAATTAAAGCCCGGATAAAACTCTTTCAGTTCTGCGGCTTCAGTCACCCAACCGTTATACTGATTTTGGAAAGCTTGTCTTTTTGCTTCATTCTGCTCTCTCATTTCATTTTGCTTGATAATTCTTTCAGCTTGTATAAGCTGTTTTGCCTGCTCAACCGAAACTCCTCTTTCAGTCGCAATATCTTCATACAAAGAATTATCATTATCAATAGCTCTGATGATTGAATCCAAATCATTCGGATTGCTTATTCCATATTTGGCCGCAAAGCTTTCAAGAAGCGGTTCTATTTTATTCCTAAATTCCTGTCCTTCTTGAATTTGCGCATTAACTTTACTCATACGCTTGTTAAGTGTTTTTTCAAGTTTAGCTTGATAATCCGATTTATAATCGCCCTTTATAAGTTCGTCAAAGCTTTTTCTTTCAGCACTTTGCTGCGCGTTGTTAACTGAATTATCATTACCGACATTTTCAATTGTGCCTTCAGCTGTTGCTCCTGTGTTTGCTCCTGCAGTAGCTCCTTCTTCGGCAAAAAGCTGAATATCATATTTTTTCTGCATAGTATTGCTCCCTGCTGATTAAGTCAGCGAATCTGTAATCTGTGGGTTAAGCCCACGGCTCTTTAGTTTTATTATACCTAAGGGTATGGATTCAATGTCACACCCTCTTGCTATGATTTTTTTACATTTTTTTCAAACTCTTTTGATAACCAAATCATTCCTTGATTTACTGTTTCAAAACACGCTTCTATTTCCCTGTAATACTTTTTCTTTGGCGTTGCAAATATCAGCGCATATCCGTCTTGAATAATAATAAGCGCCGGCTTTACAAGCTTTCTTTTTTCATCTTCAAGCTTTTTTGCAAGGGCAACAATTAAAGTTGATACCCCTGCGCAAGCTATATCCTTTCCTTTTTCTGCATATCGGCAATGGCCTTCGGCTTTCAGTTCAAACCCTCGCCTGACTTTTTTATATTCAATTTCTACCATATTGTTCTCCTATCTCGGCTGTGCCGATTCATTTGCTTTTTTTGCCGATTGTTCTGCAAGTGAGCCTTTGTCACTTTTGCTTACACTTTGCATTCCTTCAGGCTTAGTACTTTGCATATCGGAGCTTCCGCTTGTTGAAGCCTGCGCTACATTAGGACTGCTGCCCTGCTGCTTCCCTTTCATTCCGGTAAGATTACTGTTATCAATATTCAAGTCGCACATAATCTTTAATCTTTCATTTTCCTGCTGCAATTGTTGCAACTGCATTTGAGCTTGCTGTAAAGCGTCAAGTAATGTGCCGTTTTTCTTAATTTGGTTAACAATGTCACTTTTATGGTCAAAGTCCATAACATTTAGGCACGCGAGTGATTGGTCTGTATTCTGAGGGTTAAAAAATCCTGCGCTGTAAAGCTGAAGTGCAAGTTCATTTTGTGCCGCCTTGCTGTATGGCGAAGCTTTTTGAGCTGCTACTTCAATATCAAATTCAGGTAAATACTGCGCTGTATCACCTGTCATTGTCTGTCTTACCTGTAATTTTAAATTTGAATTATCGTATGAATCAAAATTTTCAGTACCGTCATCACCTGTTATTCTTATGCATCTCGGCAAATCATAGAATTGTCGCATTCTCTCAATTATGAAATATACAATCTTTTCAAATGTGTCATAACTGCCTTTAATTGCAAGTCGGCTCACTTTTGAACCTGTTTCAATCAATGCACTAATCGCACTTGCAGCAGTAACACCGCTTGTTGTACCGCCGGTTGATACATCACGATTCGCTGTAACCTCTTTAATCTCGTTAACTTTACTGTCACGCTGTGAAAAAATTGTACTGTCAAGAGGTCTAACGCTTATTTCCCTTAAGTCTTCTGCACCGAGGTTGCCGTTTGTTCTTACAAATGGCTGCGTCCAATCCAAAAATTCTTCTCTGTTTATACTACTGTCCTGTCGCTCAAAATAACGCGGATTTGCATTCATAAGAACATTTTGCAGTATTCCTGCATCCATTTTATCTACATATTCCTGCGGCATTTTTCCGACATCAATAAATCCAAAACCCGCAATGCTGCCCTGCATTGAAAAAAGAGTATCAAACACAAAAGGATAATCACCGTCGTCATATAATCCGTTTGGATATTCATCCGGCTCGTTTTCTGTTGCGAATAAAACTATATCATTAACAAATTTACAATAATGAAGCTTGCCTTTTTTCTTGTAATACCAGTCTATAACAAGGCTCTTATCCGTTGTATCAATGTAATCTTCGTAATAATACTTTTTAAGTTCATTGTTACTGTCGCTTGTTATATTTTCGGCTAAATCAGGATACTGTTCTTTAAGTAAATCGGTATCAATCAATTCAACTGTAAATACATTTCTACTTTTTTGAATATCTGATATTCCGCCCTGCCAAAATATCGAAAGTATGTTAATATCCTGAATTTCAATGTCACCTATTCCGTCTTTATCTTTATTCCAACCAACATATGTAACACCTGTACCGTGCTTACATTTCTCTGAAACACCGGCAAGATATGTTTTGAAATAGTTATTCCTTTTCAAAATCATAGGAAGTATATTTTTTAGTTGCTCGGCTTCCGACACATCACCGCCGGTTCTCGCTCTTATATTAGCTTCAGGGTAACAATCAC